GTGGCTGAAGGCGCACGCTTGGAAAGCGTGTATGCGGGAGACCGTATCGAGGGTTCGAATCCCTCTCCCTCCGCCATTTTTCTAGAGGCAACTGTCTCTCTGCAAGACGGTTGCCGCAGAAAATCCCAGCTTCTGCGCGGTTTTGCGACAACAACTGTGCACTGCACTTTCTTCTCAAAAACCGCATTTTGACCTTTTTCGCTCTCTCCCCGCCCGCATTCTCTGAAGGCTGTGCACTTCGTGGCGAGGTGCCCGTTTTGCGCACCTTAATATTTACTCGTTAAATCAATCAATTACGCCGGAGCACAATGGGCACCGTTCTACGCGACTTTCTCTACCGAAGGGGACTGGTTTCAGAAACGGCCCTTTTAAATAACGGTTTTCAAGCTTTCCGAATTCACCGATCCAGGTGTATGGCCGCTAGTGTCTTCAATCCGGAGCCAGTTGGAACCGGCAACGATAGTTTTCGGCTTCCTTGTCCCAAGTGATTGCCTCCCCATCTATCGCGAAGAATGCGCTGAGCCTTTGGTTCAGGGTCTGCTTTCGCTTCTTGTTCTCTCGCCTAGCCGCCGATGCTTCCCATGTCATCTGCCCATGGCCATCGGCCAAATTTCCAAGCAACTGCCACTGCACATCCGGGTTTCCGTTCCTGCGGTCGACCATGCCCATCTGGGTATAGTTGAAAGTCCCTCTCTCGGACTTGCAACGGATGGAGACCGTGTGACCGTCCTCAAACTTGATGGTGACGTCACCCCAAATAGCATCTGGTGGCGTTGGAAATCGTTCAGATGGTCCTCTATCATCTTCTGGCATTACCGCCGAGTGGAATTCAGCGAGTAAAGTCCTGGCGGCGTCCGTTGCCACAAGCTTTCCCGCGCCGTCGTTTTCAAACAGGTCAGCTAACGCCGTGCCCCTGGCTTTTTGTCGGCCAAGCAGGTCCATCATTGCTAAGTCGGAAAACCGTGTGGTCGGGATCACCAGGATGAAAGCAGTGTCGGTGGTGGCACAAAGGCGTGTGGCCACGTCACGCAATGAAGCGGGATCAGTCTGAAACGTCAGGAAAAGCGGAAAACGTTTTCCAGCCTGTGGATGGTAATCGCCAACCCGGTACGTCTGCGAAAAACTTGCGACCTCATTAAAATCCGGGTCAACGCCGAACGCTACGGCAATGGCTGTGCCGAGCTTGCGTGTGTCGAGTTCATAGATTGCGATATCCCGTTTGTTCAGCGTCAGCCTGTCGCATCGCTTGGGTTGGTCTCCACACACGGCGACGATCCTGCCGTTACCATGATCGACGATGCTGCGCGAACACCCGATACCACCTGGGCTGGGGCATGGGTATGCCTCTGCACGCCGATTGGTCAGCCGTAACAATTCCTGACCGGCATCAAAATCCTCGCCAAGCCGCTCCCGCCATTCCTCAATGACCGCCGCCAGCCCAGGAAGGGCCTCAAGCGCTGGCCACAGCTTGCGCAGGGGCCGCATCAGCTTCCTCCTCTTGCTCAATAATAAAGCCGCGAGCTGTGAGCCACTTTTCGACCAGTGCACTGTCATCGTCACGGGTAAAAGTCGCCACATTGGGGGGGCGGATTTTCACCGTCCGGGGATTCTTAGCGTTGTCGAACTTTACGGCGAACGAAGCCAGGATGAGATTAGCGTTCTCCGGGATATTCCGTGAACGCGACGCCAAGGACGCGAGATAGTTTTTGGATTTTCGTATTTCAATGTCACCGTAAGGCCCGCCTAATAAACGTTGGAGCTCGGTGAGTTTCACCTCCTCAATTCCCTCAATGTCACCGCAGGCAAGACAGCTTGGGTCACCGGACTTCAGAGGTTCAAGTGTGTATTTGTCGGTGTCGGGAAAATACTCGGAATCGCCAAACAAATGTCTGCCGAAAGCGGCAAGGTAGAGCTCCCTCTCACCCTTGGTCCCGGTGTGCACGGACATCTCGTTCGCAATCCTGTCGTAGACAAGAACATCATGAATCTCGGGACGATAAAAAACGGTTCCCGATTGTCCTTCGTTCAAACTTCCTTCGCGCTTGAACGGCATGCCGTGTCGAACCAGAAAACTGATTTTGTCGCCATAATCAAAATGGAGCACCTTGCTGCCCGTGCCTCGCTTATGATCCTCGAACCAGAGGTCGAGTTCCTGCTGCAAAGCCTCCTTCGTTTTTTCGTCTGGGGCCGTGAACGTCTTTGGCCCGAATTCCCGGCTCTTGAAGTGAGTGAATGACTTAGGTTTCATCACCAGGACTTCGGCGTGCATGCTCTCAAGAAGCTCCGGCGCTTTCAACCAGACCTGGGCCGCGATATCCGCAGGCGTCGTGTCCGGGTCGTGATCGAGGTCGATTCCCTCATCCCGAGCAGCCTTGATCAGATTGTCCATTTCTTCCGGGGTCGCCATTTCATGCACAAAATACAGTGCATCGACCATCTTGGTAGGAATCAGGTCATCTGGCTTCATCAGGATGTTGGCCAAGGCGACATAGTCGATCTCTTCGGAATCGCTCTCGGGCCAAATCATACCCCTGCCGTCAAGATAGTCGTTGTAGGGGGCGAGAAACTGGAGCAGACGATCTGGATTAATCGCCTTTAGTGCGTCTGGTTGCGCGAATCTGCGCGGGTTCAATGTGGCCAAGAATATCTCCTAAAACAAATGATCGCCCATAGTGAATATTGCACGGGAAATATAAAACGCCACAGCGCTTTTGGCGAGTCAAATGTTCCTACATTGTTCCCCGACGATTTCTTCTCTCGCGCGGTAAATATCGGATAAGAGCCGACCATCGTTCGCCGAACCCTAGCCGAGAGAAAACAATGTTGAACGCCCTGCACCCCGACCGCATGACCTCCGCCGAACGCCTCGACGAAGTGGCCACAATCCTCGGCATTGGATTCCTGCGACTACGGGAAAAACTCAATAAACACAATAAACTGGGAGACGTTTCTCTGGACTTATCCGCGCAGCAGAGCGTGCATGGTGACGGAACCAATGACCACGGAGAAAGCCCATGACATCAAGCGTAACGGCCCAGGTTGCCGCCCTGCCGGACAAATCCACTGAAGAATTAAAGGCAATGTGGGAGGACCTGTTTGGCACCAAGTCTCCACCCTATAACCGATCTTTTCTGGTCAAGCGGCTCGCCTACAGAATCCAGGAACAGGCCTTCGGCGGAATGAGCGAATCGACGGAAAAACGCCTGGAAGCCATGTCGCGCGATCCGGCCTACGCCGACCCGGCAAGAACACGGCGTCGGGTTGTTAACCGCCCGGTATCCGGGACACGCCTGATACGCGAATGGCAGGGTATCGAGCACCACGTCACCGTCCTTGACGACGGCTTCGAATATCAGGGCTGCAAATACAAAAGCCTCTCTGTCATCGCCCGGACAATCACCGGCACCCGTTGGTCGGGACCAGTTTTCTTCGGTCTTAAAAAACCAGGGAGCAAATCATGACCTCCAAGCCCACGCGCAAAATTCGTTGCGCCATCTACACCCGCAAGTCCAGCGAGGAAGGCCTCGACATGGAATTCAACTCGCTCGACGCCCAGCGTGAATCTTGCGAGTCCTATATCGCCAGCCAAAAGCCCGAGGGATGGTTATTGACGCCCGACCATTATGATGACGGCGGCTTTTCCGGCGGCACCCTTGAACGTCCGGCCCTCAAGCGTTTGATTGCGGACATAGAGAATGATCTCATTGACTGTGTGGTCGTATATAAAATCGATCGTCTGAGCCGTTCTCTGGTTGATTTCACCAAACTGATTGAGGTGTTTGACCGCCATAACGTTACCTTTGTCAGCATCACCCAGTCGTTCAACACCACCACATCAATGGGAAGGCTGACTCTCAACATTTTGCTCTCCTTCGCCCAGTTCGAGCGTGAGGTGATTGGCGAGCGCATACGCGACAAGTTCGCCGCCAGCCGCAAGAAAGGCATGTGGATGGGCGGCAGCCCGCCGCTTGGCTACGATGTCAAGGACCGCAAGCTGGTTGTCAACGAAACCGAGGCGGCGTTGGTTCGACATATCTTCGATCGGTTCACCCGTATTGGTTCCGCGACAATGTTGGCGGCTGAGTTGAAAAAAGACGGCTATCGCACAAAGACCTGGACGACCCAGAAAGGGCGGGTGCGAGAAGGCCGGTCCATCGACAAGGGGTTCCTCTACAAGCTGTTCCGCAACCGGGTTTACCTGGGAGAGGCGGTTCACAAAGGGGACAGCTTTCCCGGTGAGCACACCGCCATAATAGGCCAACCCATGTGGGACAAGGTCCACACCATTCTGGCGGAGAACCCCAAAGCCAGATCCAACAGGACGCGAGCCACGACGCCAGCGCCGCTCAAGGGATTAATCCGTTGCGGTCATTGTGACGCGGCGATGACGCCCAGTCACACCCGTCGTAAGGGCAAACTTTATCGCTACTACCTCTGCCTGTCGGCGTCAAAAAATGGCCACCGCACTTGCCCGGTGCGCAGCATTGCCGCCGGAGAGGCAGAGGCCGCGGTCATTGACAATCTGCGCGCCTTGGTGCGTTCACCGGAACTGATCGTGCGCACTTGGCGTACCGTGAACAAGGATGGTGGTGATGTCGCTGAGCGTGAGGTCCGGGACGCTTTGGGACGCCTCGATGACATCTGGAATGAATTGTTTCCAGCCGAACAATCGCGCCTTCTCCGCCTGATGGTCGACAAGGTCCTGCTGACGCCGGATGGCCTCGACATCCGGTTCCGGGGTGACGGCTTAAACACGGTGATTGAAGATCTGAGCACCATCGAGCAGGAACATGATCGGAGCGCCGCATGAAACCCGAACTTTGCCGCGATGGCCGCACCATCAGGGTCCATGTGCCCATGACCTTCCAGCGCCGGGGAGGCCGCAAGCTCATTATTTCTCCGAATGACATGGATGCTTGGGTTCCGCCTCAACCCAAACAGGATGACACCCTGATCAAAGCCCTCGCCCGGGCTCTTCGTTGGCGACGCAAGATAGAGAGCGGCAAAGTTTCTTCAATCCGTCACTTGTCAGAAAAGGAAAAAATCAGCAGTTCCTATCTCGCTCGGATCCTGCGGCTGACATTGCTGGCACCGGACATCATCGAAGCTATTCTTGACGGTCGCCAGCCAAAGGGGTTGGCCCTAGCCGATCTCATGGAACCGTTTCCGGTGGATTGGGAACAACAGCGAGAGCTGTTCGGGTTCACTGGGTAGCAGCGGTTCGCAGTTTCGTGGATATACCCTCGATGAACAGAACGCCTAACGAGGTCCTAAAATTACAACATGGTGCACTTGCAACTGAAATCTAGGTTGGAATTACTACAAATTATCAATTTGCATTTATAGTGCAACTTCATAGGTGAATCGCCTTCTAGACTTCAAACGTCGTCAGCTGTTCCCGCATCAGTGGGAACAATTCCTCTTTCGGCATAGCCTTCACGGCTTCCGGAACGAGCTTATACTCTAAAAAGTGCTCACCTTTCGCCTTTACGGTCATGTAGGCTTTGATTTGATCGAGAACGAGACGCCAGAAATCCAGCGCGAAATCTGTAGACTCGCAAATAGCCTCGCCTTGGCCCGACAACATATTTGAATAGTAGGCGATGCGTTCGGCGGTCATGCCATCACCTGTCCCGTTTTCGTGTGCGTGCTGAGCGATGAGTGCGTTCCTAGACCTTATCTGTTCGTTTAGTTCCTGCATCATTCCCATGGCACGATGCACAAACAACGTTAGCGCGGGCATATCTTTGCTGAGCGACGAATATTCGCCAAACCCCGGTGGGGCCATGACGGAAGTCTCTGGCAAGCTCATGTAGAAATGGAGCATAGACTCTGAGAGCGCTACGAAGTCCGGAATGTTCTTTGCGCGTTCCGCCACCGGTATTTTGTAAATTTCCTCAGACGCGGCTTTCATCTTCTCGACTTCGGACCTTAAGTCACTGATGAGTTGCAGCTTACTATTAGCGAGTGCTTCAATATTCGCCCCGGCAGCGGTCGTCACCCGGTTGAGTGCGTCAAGAGCGGCCCTCCAGTCATCTTTCTCTTTTTTAGCAGATTGCCGCCGCTGTTGGTGGTGGAATGCAAAGATACCAAGCACGAAGCCCACGGCGGAACCGATGGTGGTTTGTGCTACGCCAAGCCAAAAATTACATGCCATGTGACGCCTCGTTGTGAGCTCGTTAGTCCGCCGATACTGACAGGTGTTTCCCAGAGGGGCAATTGGGCACGGTGAATTTTCACCGGCACTAAAACCGCCAACCGAAATTTTTTTCAAACTTTTTCCACCGCCGCAACCCGGCGGTTTTCTTGTGTTTGGAGCACATCACGCCCCGACGGGGAGGTGGTCGATCCGTCCATCCGGTGAGTTTTCGCGAGTCGAGAGTGACCGGGCCTTGAGCCCGCCACTCAGACCAAGGCGAAAACCATGGAGTCCAAAAACCGTTATGACGGCGTTGAAGCGTATGCCGTGACCAAAATCCGTTTCCAAGCCCGCCAACTGGCCCGCACCCGGGTCCTGGCTGCATCCGATGTCGAGGATATCGAACAGAACCTAATGCTCGACTTACTCAAAAGGATGCCCGCGTTTGATCCTTCCAAATCGAGCAAAAACACCTTCATCGCCCGTGTCGTCGAAAACCACGCGGCGACCCTGATCAAGGCTGCGTTGGCCGAAAAGCGTGGTGCGGCAATCACACACGAAAGCCTCCACAGCGTTATTCACGATGGCGTTGGCGAGCCCATTGAATTGGGCGACACCATTCCCACGGAACGTGGTCTGTGGAACACGACAGAGCGTGACTGGGACGAGGTTATCGACCTACGTCACGACCTGATCCACGCCATGGGCGGACTGCCACCGGACCTTGTCACCTTGTGCCGCCGGCTCTCCGTCGGGACCGTGACGGAGGTCTCACGCGCCACCGGCATGTCACGCCCATCCATCTATGACGGCATCGCCAAAATCCGTGCAGTTCTGAAGAAAACAGGTTTCAGCAATTATCGCTGATCATTCCGACGATTCCGCGAGCGGCTCGGTATGTATCGATTAGAGGCCAAAAACAGCCGGGCCCTCGCGTGAATACAAAACCTTCGGGGAATAGCGCGACGGCTTCGCTCCTTGGGCCGCGCAAGGCCCGGTGACCGCATTCGGTTTGGTGACCACGCTGATCCGGTGGCAGTCCGACAACAGACGACACGGAGTATTTCTCATGAAGCCAACCACCATTGAACGGTTCCCGTTCCACCGACGAATTACAGAAATTGATTTCTGCGCTTGGGCGTCCCAGGCGGAGCCCGGCGATGTTCTCGAATACCACCGTGGTTTTCTTTGTGTCGATCTAACGCCATTCGGCAATCCCATGAGTCCGAAATCCCGTGCGGAACTCGCCCGCACCAGCGCCCGCGCACACGACGTGGCGGAGCGTGGCTTCGCGCATCTGGTTCAGCGCAGGCTAGGCCAGGACATCTTTAGTTATCTGGCCATTGCCCGTCCGGTTTCCAAACACACGCCCATCTCCTTTGAGACCCTGATGTCCGGGGAGGCTGCCTGATGTCCACGCACACCAATCTTTTTTCCCGATTTTCCCTGAACAATGAGGTGTCATCATGACCACCAAAACCAAACTTGAGCGCTTGCGCAAGGCCAACTGCTTTCTCGCCGATATTCCCGACACCATCCTTATCCCGGCGCTGGGCCAGTGTCAGGACGAAGTGAGCAAACCCATCGAGACGGCGTCGATCGACGACATCGCCTTCGCTCAGTTGGCGCTGCAAGCCCGAGCCTCCGCCCTCTACGGCCAGATTGATGCGCTACGACGGATATATGACATGGCGCGCAAGAACGGTGCGCTTGGCGCGGACAACGCCCTCAATGCCATTTCTGACGGAAAGGAACGCCAGGGATGAGCCTTCAAATTGTCACCGCAGACGAGCGCCTGTCCGGCACGTCCGCCAAAACCACAATGGCGATTTTCGGTCCCACGGGTGCGGGAAAAACCTCACTGCTTAAAACCCTGCCACCGGCCGACACTCTGTGCCTCGATTTCGAGGCCGGTATGAAGTCTGTCCAGGATTGGAAAGGCGAGAGCATCTCCATCAGGACATTTACCGACGCCATCGATATTGCCTGTCTGATCGGCGGCGTTAATCCAGCGGCGGATCCCAGCGGGTTTTACTCCGAGGGCCATTATCAACACCTGACCCAGACCTATCCGGACCTGGTTCCGATGATCGACGCCAAGCGGGTTATCTTTGTTGATTCCATCACGGACCTGACTCGTCAGGCTATGGCCTGGGCTAAAACCCAGCCCCAAGCCTTTTCCGAGAAAACCGGCAAGCCGGATATCCGGGGTGCTTACGGCCTGCTCGCCAGCGAGGTCATTGGACTGCTCAAGCACCTTCAGCATGCGCCCGGCAAGACGGTGATCTTTGTCGGCATTCTGGAGAAGGTCGTTGATGAGTTCAATCGAACCAACTGGCAGCCACAGATGGAAGGCGGCAAGGCGGCGCGCGAACTGCCCGGCATTGTCGATCAGGTTCTGACGCTGAGCCTGTTTGCCCCTGAAGAAGACGGTTGGCGGCACGACCCGGACAAAGCCCAGGAGCGACGCCTCGTCTGTCAATCCGGCAATCCCTTTGGCCTTCCAGCCAAGGACCGCTCCGGTCGCCTTGATTTGACCGAACCCGCCGATCTCGGCGCTCTTCTCTCCAAAATCAACATAAGCCCGAAAGGATAAGACCATGACCTTCGATATGAACGACGCCGAACCGCAAAAAACCGGTGATCTGATTCCCGATGGCAGTTTCGCCAAAATCACTATGACCATTCGCCCCGGCAATGTGGACGGACAGAGTGAAATCGACCAGGGCTTGCTTAAAGCCTCCAACAGTCCCGGCAGCGACGTCCTGATGCTGGACGCCGAGTTCACCGTGGTCGAAGGACCGCACGCCAAGCGTAAGTTCTGGCAAATGTTCACGGTCGCCGGTGGCAAGGTCGACGAGAACGGCGTTTCCATCGGCTGGAAAATCTCCAAGAGCACCTTCCGCGCCATGATCGACAGTGCGCTGGGCTTAAACCCGGACGATATGAGCGAAGAAGCCAAAACCAAACGGGTGCTGCGCGGGCTCAAAGACCTCGATGGCATTACCTGCGTCGCCAAGATCAAGGTCGAGCCCAGCACCAATCCCCAGTACAGCGACAGCAACAAGATCGACAAGATCGTGCAGCCGAACGAAGCCGAGTGGCGCAAGGTGATGGATGGCGAGATGGTCGCGGCTGCTCCCGGCAATCGACCTCGTCCCGCCCAGAAGGCGCAGTCCCCGGCGGCAATCACACCCGCGTGGGGGGCCAGCACGGATTCCGCTCAGGGTTCCCCGGCTCCGGTTCAACGGCAACAGGCCCAGCCTGCGGCACAGGCTCAGCCTGCCGCTCAGGGACCGGCCTGGTTGAACCCGTGACCAATGATGAATGGCACGCATACGTCACACGGGAAGCGGCAAAGGCGATTGGCGAATGGCTCGAAGGCAGAGGACGGCTCCATCAACCCATCCAAAATCTCAAGATGGTCGAGCTCGACGCAATGGCGTCAAACGCCATCAGCCGCTTCATCGTGTTGGCTTCGAGGCGGATCAAGGAACAACCCGAGGGAAACGAGGACCTCACCCTGCTCTTGCTCGGATGACGTCTTGCGCCATTTGCGGACGTCAGTCCCGAGGCTTCGGCTATTGCCACCAGCTGAACTGGGATCGTTTTCCCTATCACCGTTTCTGTTCGATGCGCTGCCTCAAGGCCGGGTCGGCAATAGCAAAAAGGAAATTCGGCATGATCGATAAAACCGACATGGAACAAAAAGCCATTATCGACGCCCGCCGGTTTTTCGCTGAGGCGTTGACCGAGTTGGGTCTGATGGATGCGTTCCATGACCGTAGTGCCGCCGACATCGATCAAATCATCGAAGCCTGTGTCGATGGGTTTCAGGACTCCATGCTGCGCCAATCGCTCAATGGCGACATCCCATTTTGAGGGCTAACAATGTTTGTTGATTTCAATCATGGGTCCGGTTTTGTCTATGGCTGCGGCTATCCTACCCCGGACGCCAATCAGCGGATCAACACGCTTGTTGACCGGGCACTTGTTGATGAAAACCAGCGACAAGCTCCCCGCAACTATCTCGGGGCCAGCCGCATTGGTGAGCCTTGTGCGCGCAAGTTGGTTTATGAGTTCGCCCATACGCCCCCTGATCCCGGAAAGGAATTTGACGGTGGCGTCTTGCGCATTTTCGCCGCTGGTCATGTGTTTGAAGACCTGTCCATTCGTTGGTTGCGGGCGGCTGGTTTCGATCTGCGCACAAGTAATAACAACGGCGGGCAGTTCGGGTTTGAAACCGCCTCCGGGCGCATCAAGGGACACATTGACGGTGTCATTGTCGGTGGCCCTGATGTCGGCGTCACTTGGCCCGCACTCTGGGAGCACAAGGCTCTCAACGCCTCATCCTGGAACGACACCGTCAAACGGGGCGTGCGTGCATCCAAGCCGGTTTATTACGGCCAATTGCAAATCTACATGGCCTACATGGATCTGCCCGTGGCGCTGTTCACGGCTCTAAATAAAGACACGCAAGCTCTTCATCACGAAGTGGTGCCATTTGACGCCGTCGAGGCGCAATTGCTGTCCGACAAGGCTGTCGATGTCATTCGCGCGGCGGACGCTGGTGAACTCCTGCCTAAAATTTCAAATCAATCCGATTTCTATCTTTGTCGTTGGTGCGTCTACGCCCGGCGCTGTTGGGAGTATTCCTCATGACTTTCACCCCATCCCCCCTGCAAAGCAAAGCCATCGCCCAGATCAAGGATTGGTTTAACAATCAAACCAAAGACCAGCAGGTGTTCCGGGTGTTCGGCTACGCGGGCAGCGGCAAAACCACCATCACAAAACACGCCATTGATGAGCTAAGTCTCTCGACTATGAGCCCCAATGGTGGACGGGGTGGTGTCCTATTTGCTGCTTTTACCGGCAAGGCCGCCCTGGTCATGAGCCGTAAAGGCACCCCGGCCTCCACCATTCACAGCCTCATCTATCGTGTCTCGGAAGCGACGCCCGAAGAGGTCGCCCGGGTCGAGGAAGAAGCCGCGAAACTGAGTACCAGCATTCTGACCATGCCTGCGTCGGAACGCGCCTTTGCGTCCGAACGCCTCAAACGTCTGGAACTGCGTCTCGCCGACATTCACAAACCCCAGTTTGTCTTGAATGAACAATCCTTGGTGCGTGACGCCGACCTCGTCGTTCTGGACGAAGTCTCCATGGTCGGCGAAGAAATGGCCAGTGATCTTCTCGCCTTTGGCAAACCCGTCTTGGTGCTGGGTGATCCGGGTCAGTTACCTCCCATCAAGGGGGCCGGTGCGTTCACCGATGTCGAGCCCGACGTCATGCTGACCGAGGTTCATCGTCAGGCCGGGGACAGCGCTATCATCCGTCTAGCCACATTGGCCCGCCAAGGCCTCCCCATCCCACAGGGTCAACACGACGAACACGTTTGGAAGATGTCGCGCCGGGACGTGTCGCCCGCGCAGATGCTGATGGGCGGCCAGGTTATTTGTGGAATGAACGCCACCCGGCGACAACTCAACAACGCCATGCGTCATGCGGCAGGTTTTGCCAACACTTATCCCACGGGCCGCAAAGAGAAACTCATCTGTCTCAAGAACCGCCACGACCTTGGCCTGATCAACGGCATGTTTATCGACCTCACGGACATTCGTGATGAAGGCCCCCTTGCGTTGAGCGCCGCCGTAAAAACCGAGGATGGGGTTTCGATATCTGGCCGGGTCAAAATCTACAAAGGTCATTACGACGACCATGTCGCCTTTGACAGTGAGCGCTCGCGCAGGGACTGGCGCGATATACGAGGCCTGGTGGAGAGTGACTGGGGCTATGCAATCACTTGCCATAAAAGTCAGGGCTCGCAATGGGAAAATGTCCTCGTCTATGACGACGGCCTTGGCCGAACGTCGGAAGACCGGGCGCGCTGGCTTTATACCTCCATCACCCGTGCCGAGCGAGGGTTGGTGATCCTTGATTGATTTTAACGACGTCGTTTCGGGGCGCGTAAAACCCGTTCACTATGATTTGGACGCCATCGTCGCCCGATTGCGCGACACGGCGGAGCACTGGGTGCCGCAAAGCTTTCCCAACGGTAAGCGCAATGGGGACGAGTGGCGGCTGGCCAACATCCGAGGTGATGCTCCGCGCAAAAACGGCTCGTGCGTGATCACCCTAAACGGTGAGCACGCTGGAGACTGGATTGATTTTGATGGGGGTCAGGGCGGCGGTCCCTTAAGCACGCTGGAGCAAAGAACGGGGCTTTCGGGTCGCGATCTGTTTGCCCATGCGGCAGGCATGACGGGATGGACGGCAGGGTCACCACCGCGTCAGGAGCCCGCCGCCGCACCAAAGTCCGGTCGGGATCCGGCCAGTGAAATCGCCTTCATACTATCCCATGCCAAGGTCATAGAGCATACGCCCGCCGCCAATTTTCTGGCGGGCCGAGGTCTCAATATTCCTGATACAGCGGACCTGCTATTCCATCCCGACCTGACACACTGGGAAACCAAAACAGGGCTTCCGGCATTGGTCGCCATCGTTCGTGATAACGCTGGCAACGCCGTCGCCATTCATCGAACGTATCTACAAATTGATGCCGCTTCCGACGCCGTGACCAAGGCCGATGTCTCAAAGCCCCGCATGATGTTGGGCAAGGTCGCGGGCGGTGCCGTGCGTCTGTCGGAGATCGGCTCGGACGGCGTCATCGGACTTTGCGAGGGCATTGAGACCGGGTTGGCGGCGATGACCGCATGCCCTGATCTTTCCGTGTGGGCGACGTTGTCGGCAACCAATCTTGAGCAGGTTCACCTCCCTCCCGAGGCGACCCGGGTCGTCATATTGGCGGATCACGACGCATCCGGTGCGGGGTCTCGCGCCGCCGAAACCGCTGCTCGCCGCCTGCGTTCAGAAGGCCGCGTGGTAAGCATCGCGACGCCCCCACATGAAGGCGAGGATTTTAACGACCTGCTAATGCGTGAAGGTCCAGACGCGATCACGGAGATTATGAGATCGACGCAATGGAATGATGCCGAAGATGAACTTGACGTTATAGGACGTCACATTCCCATTGGTTTCGTCCATCCGACCACATCTCTGCCCGCTCTGCGCGCCGATGAAGGTGATTTGGCACGGGCCGTCGATCGCGCGTGGAGCCTTCTGCTTACATCCAACCAGCCCCCTTGGCTGTTTAGGACCGCCGGGTTGCCAACCTGGATTGTTCCCGACGACGAAAGCCGTCCGTTCGCGTCAACGGTCACGGAAGAACGCCTGCGCTATATGCTGGCCAAAATCGCCCTGTGGCGGAGAATAGGACGAACCGGAGAGCTGGTCCCCACATCGCCTCCCACAGTTCTCGTTAAATCGCTCCTGGCGACGCCCGATCCAGGCCTGCCGATCCTGTCGGGCATCGTCACCACGCCGGTGTTTGGCCGAAGCGGCACGCTCCTGACAGAACCTGGATATCATCCGGACGCCCGGCTTCTATACCACGCCATTCCCGGCTTTAAGGTACCGCAAATTCCGGAGCATCCCAGCCCTGAGCAAATTGCTGAAGCGCGGAATCTTTTGCAAGACGACCTGTTCGGCGATTTTCCATTCACTTCACTAGCCGAGCGGGCACACGCCATTTCCCTGCTTCTGCTCGGATTTGTCCGCGCCTTAATTAATGGCTCAACGCCCCTACACCTGATTGAGAAACCGTCTCCCGGCACCGGTGCCACCCTTATGGTGGATGCGATCTCAACCATCGTCACCGGGACCGGCACCTTGGTCATGACTGAAAGCCGGGACGACGAGGAATGGCGCAAGCGGATCACCGCCAAGCTACGTCAAATCCCGGCCATCGTGTTGATTGACAATCTGCGGAGCAAGCTCGATTCCTCATCTCTCGCCGCCGCTTTGACAGCCCCTTTTTGGGAAGATCGAATCCTTGGTGTGTCGGAAACGGTCCGTCTGCCCATCCGTTGTGTCTGGATCGCCACCGGCAACAATCCGGAATTCTCCAACGAAATGGCACGGCGTCTGGTGCGCATTCGTCTTGACGCCCGCGTTGACCAACCCTGGCGGCGAGAGGTGTTCAAACACCCGGATTTAATGGGCTGGGTTCGCGCCAACCGCGCCCGATTGGTTGCCGCCTGCCTAACCCTTTGCCGGGCGTGGATCAGCGCCGGACGACCCCGTGGACAGAGCAGCATCGGCAGTTATGAGGCCTGGGCGCAAACCATGGGGGGCATTCTGGAGGTCGCGGGCATTGAGGGCTTCCTCGAGAATCTGGACGACATGATGGCGGCGTCTGACAGCGAGGGTGCCATGTGGCGTGGCTTTATTTCTTCATGGTGGGACCGGTTCGGCACGGCGGAGGTTAGCAGCGGTGATCTCTATGAATTGGCAATCACATGCGAACCACCCCTGCCACTTGGCTCCGGTAATGAACGCTCTCAACGCACTAGGCTTGGCAAGTCGCTCGGGCGCATGCGCGACCGGGTGTTCGCCGTCGATGAGCGCAGCCTTCGGATTGGCGAGGCGGGAACTTATCAGGGTGCCAAGCGTTGGAACCTGAATATTGATGAAAATATAGGCATAAATCTCGTGAACGTCGTGAACGTTGGTGAACGTTGTGCTTCAAACGTTCACGAAGGTAATCCATTGAATAACAACGGCTATTTGGACTCTCGTGAACGTCGTGAACGTGGTGAACGTTTACCCCTTTCCTACGCGTATGCGGGGGCGCACGCGCCCGTGAAAGACCCCCCGGAAAAACGTTCACCACGTTCACCACGTTCACAAAGCCTAGGAAATCCAAGGGCTGTAGACGGTGAACGTTGCGGTGAACGTCAAAACGAACGTTCACCCATCACAAATCCACCCGACTGGCTCAAGGAGGTCCAGTGATGCTCACCAACCTGCCAAGCAACGGAGAAGCGATATGGATAAATCAAGTTTGACCAAACCAAAACCAGAACCAAGGGTAATGGCGGTCCTTGCCCTGGACCTGGGCTCCAAAACTGGGTGGGCACTGCATGGCCAAGACCAAGCTATCACCAGTGGCACCGTCGAATTTAAGAATGACCGATGGCAAGGTGGCGGCATGCGCTTCCTGCGCTTCAAGCAGTGGCTCACCGAGATCAAGCAAATGGCCGGTGGTCTGGATGCGGTCTTCATCGAGGAAGTCCGTCGCCACGTCGGTGTGGATGCCGCCCACGCCTATGGCGGTTTCTTAGCCCACGTCACCGCTTGGTGCGAACACCATCAAATTCCCTACGAGGCTGTCCCCGTCGGCACTATCAAACGCCATGCCACCGGCAAGGGCAATGCCAACAAAGAAGCCATGATCGCGGCGGCGCAAAGCCTCGGCTTTGACCCTGCCGACGACAACGAGGCCGACGCCCTGGCTCTGCTCGGCTGGGCACAGGACCATCGCATGGGAGACGGGTCATGAAATGGCACCCCCGAGGCTACGGCGGCGACCGTCGCCCCCCTGACCATGTCAAGCGGGACGGCTGGCGTGAGCAAGGTGTGCTGGCGGTCTCCATCGAGGACGAGCGCCTGACGTGGCCGGAGAAGGAACTGGTCCGTCAGCTAGGCGAGAAACTCTATGGCAGGCGGCAGGAAAACGCGGAGAAGCATTATGACTGATTGGACGCCAGCCATGGTCGAACAACGTTTAGAGGAAGCGGTCGATACGTTGGATCGGTTGCCGGAAGAACGAGTGCGCGGTTTTTATAGTTACTGGCCGGATATGATCAGTGATTTTTCTGACAAGGTTGGACAGACCCCTGATCCAATGCGCCGCCCGCCACCGTCACCGGCGGCGATTTCGCGCATGGACGAGGTGCTGACATGGATGAAATTTCTCGATCCCGAGGATGCCCGTTTGGTTTGGGCACGGGCAGAGAGGACGCCGTGGAAACAAATCTGTTGGCGTTTTGGGATTGCTCGGGCGACAGCCTGTCGGCGTTGGCAATATGGCATCGCTGTCATTACCCTTCGTCTCAACGGGCATCGTGTGGCGACGAAGCGGTCCACCCGATATGTGATTGACCGCGCGAAGAACCTGTCAAGATAAAACGAAGCGTGAGACATTTTTTCGTGAGACATCGCGATGGATGACAGATGCGGGCGCTGGGGACTATAAGTGTGTCAGGCTTCAAAAAGTTGGGTGCGAAATTTTTTTCGCCGACAAGAACAGCCTAAGCCTTTGATATTTTGGTTCCTTCCTGGCGCTAAACGTATGCTGGCGGGCTTTGCTCGGCATTTTCCTAGTGACGAATAATAAAAAAGCCATTTCCATTTCCATTTGAGAAATAAAAATTCTGCCCCGAAGGCGCGGAACCTTTGTTGTTTTGAAACATTACCCCATGCCCGCAACCGGAAATGGGATGCTGGGTCATTTCCGTTTCAAACGGAAACGCCCTTAATTTCTGGAAAGCAAACACACATGACCAAAACCTTTCTGGCTGACGTGGTTGAGCGGGACCCGGCGGAGCTGACGCCCTATGCCCACAACGCCAAAACCCATCCCGATGATCAGATCGACAAGATCGCGGGCTCTATTGCAGAGTACGGTTTTGACCAACCCATTGTTGTCGACGCCGACGGCGTGATCATCAAGGGCCATGGTCGTCGTTTGGCTGCTGTGCGCCTCGGGCTTGCGTCGGTGCCGGTGATCGTGCGCGATGATCTGACCCCGACACAGGTGAAGGCCGCACGACTTCTGGACAACAAATCTGCAGAGTCCGATTGGGATCTGGATCAATTGGTGGTCGACCTGCAGGCGCTCAAGGATGATGAATTTGAAGGGCCACTCGGGTTCGATGAAAACGAAGTTGCCTCCATGTTGGCGAATGCATTGGGTGAACCCGGTGGCATGGGTGATGACGATGTTCCTGAGCCTCCCGCAACACCGGTTTCCAAAGCCGGCGATTTGTGGTTGCTCGGTGATCATCGTCTGCTGTGTGGCGACAGCACCAAAGCGGATGATGTTAAACGCTTGATGAATGGGGAACGGGCGATCCTGTTCGCCACCGACCCTCCTTACCTCGTTGACTACGACGGCACCAACCATCCGCAAAACAGTGCGCGCAAAGCCAAGGTGGCCAAGGGCGATAAAAGCGGGACTGATGGTAACAAGGATTGGTCTGAGACCTATGGTGTGACCTGGGATGATTCATCTCAAGGCCCCGAGCTCTATCGTGGATTTATCAAGGCTGCCATTGCCGAGGCCATCGAGCCCAATGCCGCCTGGTACTGCTGGCATGCTTCACGCCGCCAGGCCATGCTGGAAGAAGTCTGGACGGAGCTGGGCGCGTTCCAGCATCAGCAGATTATCTGGAATAAAGAAAAGGGTGTGCTCACCCGCTCCAAATATCTCTGGAAACACGAGCCCTGCCTGATGGGCTGGATCAAGGGCAATATGCCGCCAAAAATTGAGGGTGCTGATTTTCTGGCATCGGTCTGGGATATTCACGGCCTGAGCGGTGATGAACGCCCGGACCACCCAACGCCGAAACCGCTGGATTGTTTTGCGATCCCCATGCGCCAGCATGTGGAAATTGGCGGTCTGTGCTACGAGCCGTTTTCTGGATCAGGATCACAGATCGTTGCCGGTGAAAGCACCGGACGCCGGGTTTACGCCATGGAGATCGGTCCGACTTATGTGGATGTGGCGGTGATGCGGTGGCAAAAAGCCACCGGCAAGACCGCAACGCTGGAGGACGATGGTCGTTCGTTTAATGAAATCAAGGAAGATAGGCTGGCCGCATGAGACAATCAAAGCGCATGTCGATGGTGGAATCATTGACCAACGTGGCCGTTGGCTATGGCGTTGCCGTATCTGCCCAAATTGTGATCTTTCCCCTGTTTGGCCTTGAAGTAGCATTGGCAGATAATCTTGCCATTGGTGCAATTTTCACCGGCATTTCGATTTTGCGCAGCTATACGCTTCGTCGGGTGTTTGAAGAAATCCGGGAGCGGAGAGTCTGGGTGTGATCCTGGCTTACCTGGAGGGTGCTGTGGTATCGCGCGCCTTGCGGACTTGGATTATTGAGTGGAGCGAACGATCCGCCCGATGAGATCAACCAGCCGCTGGATGACCTGATCATCGGTTTCGCCCGGAAGTCGTTCCTTTTGTATCTGTCTATAAGTATCGTCTGCAACCTGAATGAGCCTTACGCCGTCTGCCGAGCGTTCCCCTGTTGAGGGAAACGGCAAGCTGGCAACGTCGGTGAGGGCGCGGTAAGTCGTCTCGCTGATTTTGAATGTTTTCATAGGGTCCGGTCGATCCTTATGGCTGGCCTTTAGATCAAAAGCGTTCTGTGAATGCGTAAAAACGGACGATCTTGCCGTCATGCTGGTTGATGCTGGCAATGGGGAAATCCAGATCGATGTGATCAATATTGATCATATCCAATGCCCGCTTACCGGTCTTTCCGGTGTGGTGAGAAATGTAGGTTTCGATCAATTCAAGAAGCTCATTTTCGCTGGATGCGCGGTTCCATGGGCGCGGAATTTCCGTGCTGCCGTCGTTCATTAAGATAGCAATATTGGTCATGAGTTTATCCTTTTGGCTCAATCATTTGATTGACCCAGTAACGCTCTGAACCACCCACACATCAACGTTATTAGACTGCTATTCAAAGGCTTTTGACCGTCCATGGCTGAAAATGCTCAATCCGCCGAGGTGCTGGCAAAGCTGCTCGATATTACCGAACGCCGTGTGCGTCAGCTCAGCGCAGAAGGCGTTATCCCCAAGGTGGCACGGGGCCGCTACGAGATGGTTGGAGCCGTGCGCGGCTACATTCGGTATCTGCGAGACTTAAACATTCAGGGCGATGTCGGCCCGGCTGACTACGGCACCGAGCGCGCCCGTCTGGTGAAAGCCAGGGCTGACCTGGCCGAAATGGAAGCTTCACAAATGCGCGGCGACTTGCTGTTTGCCCCTGACGTGACAGCGGCCTGGACGGAGATCGTGGCGCTGATGCGGGCACGACTGCTGGTGCTGCCTGACAAAATCGCACCGGTGGTTCATGAAACGACAAGTATCAACCAGGCCAAAGACGTCATCAAAAAAGCGGTCTTTGAAGTCCTCACGGAAATCGCCGAGACGGAAATCGAAATCACGCCTCGCTCTGACGGGGACGCCAGAACTGCTGAAGGTGGTGACGGCGGCCTGCCGGATGGCGGCACCACCACCAAACCTGACGATCAGCCAGTGGGCGGATAGTTACCGTAAGCTTAGCTCTGAATCCTGTTCTGAGCCGGGGCAATGGCATACGGACCGGGCCGAGTATCAGCGCGGCATCATGGATGCGGTCTCAGATGCCGCTGTTGAAACCGTGGTCATCAAATCCTCGTCACAGGTCGGAAAATCAGAAATCGGCCTCAATATGGTTGGATACCATATCGATCAGGACCCGGCACCGATCATGGTGGTGTTGCCAACAGAACGAGATGCGGAATCCTGGTCCAAGGACAGGTTTGCACCCATGGTCCGAGATACGGAACGCCTGCGTGGCAAACTGTCGGATCCTAAATCGCGGGATGGATCTAACAAGATCCTGCACAAAAAATTTACCGGCGGTCAACTGACCCTGGTTGGTTCCAATGCTCCGTCTGGTCTGGCCATGCGGCCGATTCGGATTTTGTTGTTTGATGAAGTGGATCGTTATCCGGCCAGTGCCGGAGCCGAAGGTGATCCGGTAAATCTGGCCAAGAAACGCACGGTCACCTTTTGGAATCGCAAGATCATCATGGTTTCGACCCCGACGATCAAGGGGGCGAGCCGGATCGATGCGGCTTGGGAGGACAGTGATCAACGGTTGTTCTGGGTGCCTTGCCCCGATTGTGGCGAGCATCAGGTTTTACGATGGGAACAGGTCCATTGGGACAAGGATAAAACCGGCAAGCATTTACCGGAAACTGCACATTACACCTGCCAGCATTGTGGTGTGGTTTGGAGTGACCCAAAACGCTGGGCAGCGGTGCGTTTAGGTGAATGGCGGGCAGAAAAGCCTTTTGCCGGAGTTGCCGGGTTTCATCTAAACGAAATTTATTCGCCGTGGATCCGTCTGGAAGAAATGGTTCAGTCTTTCTTGTCAGCTAAGGCGCAAGGTGCCGAAGGTATGAAAACCTTTGTCAATACGTCCCTTGGAGAAACCTGGGCGGAAACCGGTGAAGCACCGGACTGGCAGCGGCTTTATGATCGGCGCATAGCGTGGAAGACAGGAACGGTGCCAAACGGTGCCCTGTTCCTGACCGCAGGTGCGGATGTTCAAAAAGACCGTATTGAAATTGATGTCTGGGCCTGGGGGCGCGGGCTGGAAAGCTGGCTCATTGATCATGTGATCATTGAGGGCGGTCCCGGTGACGCCAATGCCTGGAATGAGCTCAACCAATTGCTGGATCGCACATGGATCCATGAAACAGGAGCCGCTCTTCGCATTGCCAAGCTGGCCATTGATACGGGCTATGAGACTCCGGCTGTTTACAGTTGGGCGCGCTCGAGCGGTTTTGCTCAAGTGGCACCGGTTAAAGGCGTTGAAGGATTTAATCGCTCAAGTCCAGTCTCGGGACCAACCTATGTGGATAGCTCAAACGCAGGCAAGCGCCTGCGTCGTGGGGCGCGTCTTTGGACCGTGGCCGTTTCCACTTTCAAGGCAGAGACATATCGGTTTTTAGGCTTGGCCCGTCCGACTGATGAAGAACAGGCAGGCGGTGCGAAGTTTCCGCAAGGCTCCGTTCATTTGCCGAGCTGGATTGAATCTGAGTGGATCAAACAACTGGTTGCCGAGCAATTGGTGACAGTGAGAACCAAGCGTGGGTTCCCCCGCCTTGAGTGGCAGAAATTACGCGAACGCAATGAGGCTCTTGATTGTCGGGTGTATGCCCGGGCAGCAGCCTGGATTGCCGGTGCGGACCGATGGTCGGATGCCAAATGGGATGATCTGGAAGAACAACTGGGGGCTGAAGCCTCTTTTGACAGCGCCGGTTTGATATCCAGGCAGCCTCCGGAACCGAAGGCCAAACGGCAATCTGACTGGATTGGGCGGCGCGGAAGCTGGTTTTAGTTTTAAAGGTAATGGTCAATGACACAATGGACGGAAGCCGAACTGGCCGCTCTCAAGCGGGCCTATGCCAGCGGCACCTTGCGTGTAATCTATGACGGCAAGTCCGTTGAGTATGGCTCTGCTGATGATCTGCTTTCTCGCATCCGCACCATTGAGCGCGAAATGTCCGCCACGGCCCGCCCCCTTCCCATTGCCGGGTTTGCTGGCTTTCGTCGAGGGAACACTTAATGAAATCCAATTGGTTTGATCGGACCCTGGCGTCTGTGGCACCCGGTATGGCGGCGCGGCGAGTACTTGCCCGCCAGGCATTTGAGACCTTGTCCCAAGCGAGCTTGTCTCGGGGATATGACGGGGCATCAAAGGGACGCCGCACGGATGGTTGGCGAACGTCGGCTGCTTCAGCCGATACCGAGATTGCTATGGCGGGCGCGCTTTTGCGAGATCGTATGCGTGATCTTGTCCGCAACAATCCGCACGCGGCTAAAGCTGTCTCGGTGTTGGTCAATAACATTGTTGGAGCGGGTATTATGCCCCGCGCCGCAACGGGTAATGAAAATCTGGATAAGACCGTCAATGCGCTCTGGGATCGATGGACGCGCAAATGCGATGCCGATGGGCAATTAAACTTTTATGGCCTGCAAACCCTGATTTGTCGGGAAATGGTAGAAGGCGGAGAAGTGATGGTGCGCCGTCGCATGCGCAAGCCGGTTGATGGTTTGGAAGTGCCATTGCAATTGCAAATTCTGGAATCTGATTTTCTCGATGCAAGTCGAAACGGAATTACCTCTGGTAATCGACGTAGCGTGCAAGGTGTCGAGTTTGATGCCATCGGCACCCGTCAATCCTATTGGCTGTTCCCGGAGCATCCGGGGAACGCTTTCGCTACATTAAACGGACGGCTACAAAGCAAGCCTGTCCCGGCTCGGGACATCGCCCACATTTATGAAAAACAGCGGGTTCAGGTTCGTGGCGTTCCCTGGGGTGCACCGGTTATTCGTACCCTTCGTGATCTGGACGACTATGAGGTCGCAGAGATTGTGCGCAAGAAAACCGAGGCCTGCGTCACCGCTATCGTCTTTGGTGATGACGAGAGCCAACAAGGCATTGCTCCGACTGTGGTTGATGCTGATGGCAATCAGGTTGAGCAGTTTGAACCGGGGTTGATCGCTTATGCCCGTGGTGGCAAAGACATACGGTTTAATCAGCCAGCCGCGACCGGTGGTTACGCCGAGTACAAACGGGCCAATTTACATACGGTGGCAGCTGGTTTCCGGGTGCCATACGAATTGCTCACGGGTGACTTGAGCCAGGTGAACTATTCCTCAATTCGGGCCGGACTTGTGGAGTTTCGGCGCATGATTGACGCTGTTCAATGGCAGCTTTTTGTCCCCATGGTTTGCCAGCCCATTTGGGATTGGTTCACCGAGGCTGCATGGGCAGCCGGGAAAATTCCTGACGCAAACGTTTCTGTGGAATGGTCGCCACCCAAGTTTGAGGCGGTTGATCCTTTGAAAGATGCCATGGCAGCACTTCTGGCCATGCGATCCGGCACGATGACGCTGGCTGAAGCCATCGCTATGCAGGGGCGTAACCCAGACGCTGTTCTGGCAGAAATCGCCAGCATGAACGCCAAGCTGGATGAATTGGGCATTGTGCTGGACAGCGATCCACGACGGGTCACCAAAACCGGCGTTGCCCAAGTCAACGATACTTTTGACGACGCTGATCAGGTGGCTAGCGCTGCCCAACTTGTTTCCAACGACTAACACCCGAGGATCATATGGATAATACCATCGAACTCCCGGCCATGCGCCGGGCGGCGGAGCTTGCGCCAAATTCAACGAATAAGGAAACCCGAACCATTGATGTTGTCTGGTCGACCGGGGCTCGGGTTCGGCGCTCACCGTTTTTTGGTGATGCCTATGATGAAGAGCTTAGCCTTGAACCCGAACATGTCAGGTTAGAGCGCCTTAATGGCGGTGCACCGTTTTTGAAGGTTCATGAAACCGGAGAATTAGGGGCCGTCATCGGCTCTGTCGTTCCTGAAACTGTTCGTATTGAGAACGGCAAAGGGATCGCCACCATCCGCATCTCGGAGCGCGATGATGTCGAGCCCATCTGGCGCGATATTCAAGCCGGTCATATCCGCGCCGTGTCCATTGGTTATCAGGTTCATCGCTACGAAGTCAGCAAGCCAGAAGGTGCGCGCGAAGTCTGGCGGGCTGTTGATTGGACCCCCTTTGAAATCTCCGCCGTGCCCGTCGGCGCTGATCCTGCCGCTGGATTTAGATCCGTTGAAGACCTCCACGATTGCGTCGTGCACCGAAGCGACATCACCCCCACCCATAAAAGGAATATGACTATGCCCGATGATACCCAGACCCGTACCGATGACGCGGTGACCGCGCCCGGCAAAACAACCGATGCAGCTGCACCGGAAACAACGGTGACGAAAAGCACTCCCTCGCCAAAAGAAGCGGTCGACAAAAAGCGTGACCTTACGCTTGATGCTTCTTCGGTGCAGGACACAGATGCCCTGATGTCACAGACACGCGATGTTGAACGCGAGCGGGTCTCGACCATTTTTGATCTGGCAAGCAAACTTGATCTGGAGCGCTCATTTGCTGAGGATCTTGTCAAACGGGGCATTACCCTTGATGAGTCCAGACGGTTGATCCTTGATCAAGTTGCCAGCAAGACCGAAGAGACGCGCACGTTCCCCCATGTCACCATGCCTCTTGGCGGGCAGGACGAAACTGTCACACGTCGTGATGGCGTTGCCAGTGCATTGCTCCATCGTTACAGCCCGACGCTGTTTCCCATGGAAGATGCCGCGCGCCAGTATCGTGGCATGACGCTGATGGAACTGGCCCGCGAAAGTCTGAGCAACACCGGCGTTAATACGCGCGGCCTTTCCCGCGATGAAGTCGCGACACGCGCCTTGAACTCAACGTCTGATTTTCCGGAAATTCTTGCAGCGGTCACCAATAAAACCCTGCGACAGGCTTACGAAACCTATCCACGAACCTTTTCGCTTTTCTGCCGCCAGGTATTGGCCACAGACTTTAAAGCCATGCACCGGGTACAACTGGGGGAAGCGCCTCAGCTTTTGAAGGTTGAGGAAAGTGGCGAATTCAAACGAGGCAGCTTGGGCGAGGCCAAGGAAAGTTACCGCATTGAGACCTATGGCCGTGTGGTTGCCATCACCCGCCAAGTCTTGATCAACGACGATCTTGATGCCTTCACCCGAATTCCAGCCATGTACGGCAATGCCATTGCCCAGCTTGAAAGCGATGTAGTCTGGGGCATTATCACGGCCAATCCGGCCATGGGTGATAACAAAGCCCTGTTCCATGGCGATCATAAAAACCTGGCAGGGACAGGCACGGCATTATCTGTCGATGCCATCGGTGCGGCACGCGCAGCCATGGCAAAGCAGACCGGGCTTGATAAAAAGACCGTCCTCAACATCCGCCCTGCATTCCTGATCATTCCGGCATCGCTAGAGCTGAAAGCCGAGCAATTACTCGCCCAAAACCTCGTGCCTGCGGATACGCAAAATGTTGTGCCCCAATCTATTCGCACCCTCTCGCCAATTTCTGAGCCGAGGCTTGACGCGCTTAGTGAGAAAACATGGTTCCTGGCGGCGAACCCAAACCAGATCGACACCATTGAGTATGCCTACCTTGAAGGCCAGCAAGGCGCTTATGTGGAGACCCGTAACGGCTTCGATGTGGATGGCATGGAGATCAAGTGCCGTCTCGACTTTGGTGCCAAGGCGATTGATTGGCGCGGTCTTTATAAAAACCCGGGTGCGTAAGGTATTCGGGGCTTTCGCTCAGCTGATGTTTGGGGCTTCGCCCCAGGCCCCACCAAGGGCTGAGTCCTCGGAACTCATGATATTTTTGATTGGAGAAACGATATGAAGAATTTTGTTCAGCCTGGGAACACGGTCACTTTGACTGTGCCCTACGATGTTGTGTCCGGGAACGGATTTTTGCTTGGCGCTGTCTTTGGTGTTGCTGCCGGTGACGCCTTGGGCGGTGCAAATGTGGAAGCCAATCTGGTTGGCGTCTTTGACCTCACGAAAGCCGCCTCCCAGGCATGGGTCGTTGGCGACAAGGTCTATTGGGATGATACCAACAAGGTTGCGACCAAGACGGCCACGGCGAACACTTTGATCGGTGTTGCCATTGTTGCGGTCGGCGGTGGAGCGACGGAGACCATTGGTCGTGTCCGACTGAATGGCAGCTTCTAATGTCCGCTTTCGGCGCGGCGCTTGATACTCTGTTTGCAGACTCCAATCTTGGGCGTGATGCTGTTTATCATGCCCAGGGCTCAAGCCCTGTGACCATTCGGGTTATGGCACGTCGCGCCGATCAGGTTTTGGACTTTGGCGATACCCGTGTTCATACCGGCAACATCATGTTTGATGTTCGGGTTTCTGAGGTTCCAGATCCCGGTCCCGGTGATGTACTGGAAATCAATGGTGAGAGTTTCTCCATTCAGGGCGAGCCGGTACGTGACCAGGAACGATTGGTTTGGACGCTGGATGTAAGACCAGCATGAAACTTGGTGCTGCCATTGTTGGCTCCCTCATGGCTGATATACAGGCTGAAGCAAAACGCATTGAACGTGGTGTCGCGGCTGGCGTCAAAGAGGCTGGTGCTGGCCTAAAGGGCGATCTTCGTAAACAGGTGGTTGCTGCCGGTTTAGGGCCGAGGTTGGCTAGAACCTGGCGGAGCCGCGCGTATCCCAATAAGGGGTATGACGCAGCAACACTGGTTTGGTCCAAAGCCCCGCAGATCATTCGCACCTTTGATGAAGGGGCGGTGATCCGAAGCAACTCTGGTCTCTGGCTGGCGATCCCGACACCAGCAGCTCCGAAACGAGGCGTTGGTGGCAAGAGGATCAATCCAAGAAATTTTCCGGAGCATAGGTTTGGGCCTCTGCGGTTTGTTTATCGGCGTGGCCGTCCGTCACTTCTGGTGGTGGATGGCGTTCGTATCAATAAATCAGGGCGGGTGGGTCGTCGTGCCAAGGGTGGCGCGTTCACCAAAACCGGTCGCATGAAGCAGGGTATCACCACGGTGGTCATGTTCATCATGGTGCCTCAGGTTCGGCTAAAGAAACGTCTGGATGTGGTGCGAGAAGCCAAACGTTGGGAAAGACGGGTTCCGGAACTGATCAGCAAACAAATGCGATTGGATTAGACATTGCCAAGCAGCAAATCAGAACAGGTTCTTGAAGCCATCAAGGAGCTTCTGCTAACCGTGCCGGGTTCCAAGACCGAGCGCAACACAGCTGCCCCTGAGAAAATACCAACTGGCGGCCTGATCGTACTGCGTGACGGAGATCCGGGCGAACCGGAAACCGCTCTTGGTGGGTTTAGCGGTGTTTACTACAGCCACAATGTAGAGATCGAACTTTACATCGAAGATGGCGACGCCACGGTTCGTGATGCTGCCTTCGATACCTTAGTGCGATTCATTGGCACCGTTCTGGAAACCGACCTCACCCTCGGCGGTCTTGCCTTCGGCATGTCCTATGCCCGACCTGAGATCGATACCGAAGCTGTGGCCGGAGCCCCGGCCATCAAAACCGGTACGATCATCGTGACCGTCGAATACGAAACTACCAGCCCACTCGGCTGATCATAATCCGAAAACAGGAGACGTTCTATGTCGCGAGCCTACGGTTCGAGCGCAACACTGCTGCTCAAACGAGAAACCACCTATGGCACATCGCCGTCTGGCGACTATATCCGGATGCCATTCAACAGCGTCTCTCTGGGTTCCGAACAGGGCCTGATTGACGATCCGGTATTGGGTCAGGGGCGTGATCCTCTGGCTCCCTTGCAGGACGTCATCAATGACGAGGGCGATATCACGGTTCCCATGGATCCGCGTTATTTAGGCATCTGGCTCACCGGCTTGTTTGGTGATCCCGCCAGCACCGATAATCTGGACGGCACCTTTGATCATGTGTTCGTTTCGGGCATGGATCTACTGCCCAGCTATTCCCTCGAAGTCGGCATGGCTCAAGTGCCCGCTTTTTTCATGCATACAGGCGTGGTTCTGGGTTCTATCGCTTTGGACTTTCAACGCTCCGGTGCGGCGGCGGCGACCATTAATGCCATCGCCCAGGGAGAGGCCCGTAACGGTACATCTCAGGGCGGCACACCAAGCACACTTGCTTTCAACCGGATCAGTCAATTCCAAGGGTCTATCAAACAAGCAGGTGCGGCGGTTGCAAACCTCACATCCGGGTCACTGACCTATTCCAACAACCTGGAAAAAATCGAGACCATCCGCTCTGACGGATTAATTGATGGGGCCGATCCTACGGTGGCATCCCTGTCTGGCCGCATCGATGTGCGGTTTGCCGATACCACCTTGATCGACGCGGCCTCCAGTGGAACACCCGTGGATTTGGAATTTGGTTACACCGTCGGCAATTCCAGCGTCATGTTCACTGCCCATGAAGTCTATCTGCCTAAACCGAAACTGGCCGTGGAAGGCCCGGGCGGCATTCAAGCGAGCTTTGATTTTCAAGGAGCTAAAAATGAGGCGGCTGGCCGCATGCTGACGGTGACGTTGGTCAACGATCTGGATGGAACCGAATACTTATGATCTCCTTAAAACAACCCAACGAACCATTTGACATTGATCTTCCCTACGGCATCACCGTCACGGTTAATCCTTTAACCACGACGGCAATGGCAGCGGCGCAGGCCGGTGCCCGGCGGCGTGTTGAAGCCGTGGAAGCGCAGGTGCGAGATCGTAAAGACTCAGGTCTGTCATTGGACGGACTTCCTGATCTCAGCATTGAAGAGGAACGGGACGGCTTCCTGCAATGTCAGGTCGTTTATGAATTAGCGACGCGCCAAATTACCGCATGGATGGGCATCGAGGATGACCCGCCGGTCACACAAGACAATATCATCGCGGTGATGGATCTCTATCCGGTCGGAGAGCAGTTCCTGCAAAAGCTGACCTTGCAGCAGATGTTGCTCAATGCCGCAAAAAACGCATCAGGGCTCTCTGCCTCTGGCACTTCAAGCCAGGTGGAGGGCCCGGATATTGCCAAGGGTGCGAAGATGAAGACGCCGCTTGTTCAACAAAAAAACTAAATCCGGGCGACCGCCAGTGTCCCTACCAGGAACATGCTCTGCAATCGGCAGAAGAACACCAGGCCTGGGACGTGCTCAGCGCCTGCCTCGGGCAACTACGATTCACACCATCTGGCCATGTGGCGGGCATCGATATGAATGCAGCCCTTAAAATTGCTGAGGCTCGAGGTTTCGAGCTGGGCGTTATGTCCGAGCTTCTGAGTGCAGCAGAGAATGGCCTGATTGAAGCAATGAACCAGAAAGAAGCAGATTAATGGCAAAAGCCAAACATACCTATGCAATCCGTCTCAGCGTTGACGGCGGCGGCAAGGTCAAGGCTGAGCTCTTGGATGTGGGTCGCGCTGGTGATAGGTCCCTCAAGAAAATTGAGAAGGCTGGTGGCAAAGCATCTCTCGGCCTTACTAAGCTATCTGACCGGGCTCAAGCCTTGGGTCGCAATATGAAGTTCCTCTACGGCGCAATTGCCGCCGCCGGGGCCATTCGTGGCTTGCAGGAAATGGTGAAACTCTATGCCGACTTTGAAGCTGGCCTTATCGGTGTAGGAAAAACAGCAAACCTGTCCAAAACGGAACTGGCCTCACTGGGCCAGGACATCGACGCCCTTTCCAAACGCATCCCGGTGGCGACCGATGAACTACTGGCCATTGCCCAAAGTGCTGGGCAGCTGGGCGTGAAGGGATCTGCCAATATTCTCAGGTTTACCGAGACCGTGGCCAAGCTTGGCACGGCAACGGATTTATCAGGTAATGATGCGGCCATGGCTCTGGCGCGCATTCTGAATGTTACCGGTGAGACCATGGATACCGTGGATGTACTGGGATCGGTGATCGTGGCTCTCGGCAATAATTTTGCCGCCACGGAAAGTCAGATTACAGAAATGACCACCGAGATCGCCCGAGCCACCGCCGTCTTCGGCGTAAGCTCTGCCCAGGCCTCAGCATTGGCAGCGGCATTGGCATCCGTCGGTGTTAAATCAGAAGTGGCAGGCACGTCGGTTGGGCGGGTTATGCATATGATGGATGCCGCTGTGCGTAGTGGCGGTAAACATCTGGATATTCTCTCAAAGATCACCGGCCAAACCGGTGCACAAATTAAAACCTTGTTTGCTCAAGACTCTACGGCGGCCTTCGTGTTGTTCATCGAAGGGCTGAAACGGATCAGCGATGCTGGTGGATCAGCGGCGGAAGCCATGGCTGCATTAGGGCTGTCTGACCAACGTTTGTTAAAAACACTGCCCGTGTTGGCAAACCGTGCCGATCTATTGGCCACAGCGCTTAATCTTGCCAGCCGTGAGACCGAAAACGCCACGGCCTTGAACGAGGAAGCGGTAAAGGCGTTTGAGAGCCTGAACAGCCAGACGGAGCTGATGTGGAACAACATCAAATCATTGGCGCGTTCTATCGGTGAAGATCTGGCCCCCGGTGTGACCACAGCGGTCAAGGAGCTGGGCAGTCTGGCCAATCAGGCCGGCGTCGCCTATGAGCAATTAAAACTGCTGGCCCAGGGCGATTTCAACCTCGACGGTCTCAGTCTTGGCAGCACCCGTTCCATTGTCGCAGAACGCCGCGCCGAGCTTCAGGAAATTGCCCGCGAATTAAACGAACTGGGCGACGTCGGGTTTATGGACGATCCCCTTGGCTGGGGCCGCAAGGTGGCATTGGAACGTCAGCTCAAGGAAAAGACGGCCATTTATCAGCAATGGTCGACAAAGCTTGCCTGGATGCAAAGAGATATGGGTGGCAAGCCCGATCCAGAAACCAGTACACCCATACCTGAAGGCACTGTGGAGATTGATATCAAGGCGGCTCAAGTCAGAACAGATCGCATCACCAAGCTTGAAAAAGACCTGCAGCGGCAATTGTTCACTCTGACCCATCAGGGGGCGGACCGCATTCGGGCAGAATATGAACAACTGGCAAAAGACGTTGAGGCCTTGCTGGCCCCGGATGGAAGCAACCGCCCTCAGGTTGATGCCTTGATGGATCAAGCAGCCTCTGTACGGGACGCCAAGTTGGCAAGGCTGGCAGCCAAGGCACAGGAAGCGGCGGATCGCATTGCTGAGGCAAATCGTAAGGTTGTTGATGGATTGCGCGCCGAGCATGATGCTCTGGCCATGACAGACAAGCAGCGTTATGTCTCTCAGGCTTTGCGGCGATTGTCGGCAGAGGCAACGGACGTTGAACAGCAACAGGTGCGGGAACTGGCCGGTACCTTGTTTGATGAGCAACAAGCCATTGAAGCCCGCAATAAGGCGGAAGAAGAATCTGCGAAGTTAAAAGAAAAGGGCCGCGCTCTTACGGAAAGTCTGCGGACGGCACAGGAAGTGTACAAGGCCGAGATTGCTGATCTCAATCGCCTGCTTGATGAAAGAGCGATTTCTCAGGAGACTTTTGCCCGTGCGTCCGAGGAAGCCTATGGCCGCATGCTCAGCGCCAGTCGGGAATGGTCGGACGGTGTCACGCGGGCATTGCGTGATTATGCTGATGAGGCTGGCAACGCCGCCAAGCAGTTTGAGCAGGTCACCACCCGGTCATTGAACGCTGGGGAAGATGCCTTTGTTCAATGGGCCAAGACCGGAAAGTTCAATGCTGCTGATTTGTTCAACACCATTGCTGAAGAGGCGATGCGTGCGGCGATTCGCATGTCGGTGATCAAGCCCTTTAGTGGTTTTTTGGAAAACGTGTTCAGCACAATTGGAGCCAATCTGTTTAGCGGCGGATCATCCGCGCCGGTGGGAGACTTCCCCGCAGCCGGTCCGGTGATGGTTGCCCATACGGGTGGCGTCATTGGCATGGACACCCTTGCAAGCCGTTCCGTTGATCCGGTGGTGTTTGCTTCTGCGCCGCGCTTTCATGGCGGTGGTGTGGTCGGCGGCGAGGTCCCCATCATTGCCAAGCGTGGTGAGACCGTATTTACGGCGGGCCAGATGCGGATGCTGGGATCTGAATTAGGACAAAAGCCGGAAGTTAAAGTTGTCGTCAACATCGATAACCGGGCTCCTGGTACGGAGGCTACGGTTCAATCTCGCCGTGATGCCAGCGGCAACCTTGGCCTGGATATCGTTGTTGAAAAGGTCGAGGGAAAACTGGCACGCAATATCGGGCGTGGTGAAGGCTTGGCCCCGACACTTGAGCGACGCTATGGACTTAACCCGGCGGCAGGGAGTTACTGATGCCAATTACCTGGCCAACAACTCTGCCATTGCCCAGTATTCAAGGCTACGGCGTCCAACAAGGCGAAGCAATTCTGCGTACTGAGATGGAGGCTGGTCCTGCCCGGCAACGCCGTCGATACACCCAGGTGCCGAGCCAGATTGCCGTGCGCTGGACCTTCCGCCGCGACCAGTTCGCGTTGTTCGAGTCCTGGTATCGCTGGCACGCCAAGGAAGGCGGCGAATGGTTCGAGATCGAACTTCTGGGCGGTATTGGAATGTCTGTCCACGAGGCCAGATTCACCAAACCCTTCGATGCCAAACCACGATCCGGAGTTTTATGGGAAGTCACCTCTGAATTGGAAATCCGTGAGCGTCCCGTTTTGACAGAGGACGCCCTGGCCATCGCGCTCGACAGCGACCTTTCCGCTTTATTCGCCAGCGTTGATCGGTTGCACGGGCTGGTGAACGTCTCACTCTTCAGCCCTTATTCTTGGTAGGAGAACTCCAAATGACAATGCAGACCGATCTGCAGGCGGCTGTAGATAAGGCCACGGCTGCCAGCGCCAAGCTACATGACGTCGTTCATGGCGATGACACTTCCACCGTCGCAACCGACTCTGGTTCGGTCAAAACGGTGGCCAAGGCGGTTGCCGACATCGAGGCCGATATTGATGCCAGCCGCATTGAGCTCGATCAAAAGGTTGCCGATGCTGCAGCCAGCGCCACGGCTTCTCAAGCCGCCAGAATTGCATCGGAAACGGCTGAAACCGCATCAGAGACAGCCCAGTTAGGTGCCGAGATTGCCGAAGCCGGAGCGCTTGCTTCGGAGACAAACGCGAACGCGGCAAAAGCCGCTGCTGAAATAGCCCGCGATGCGGCCAGCGTCAGTGCCGGTCAGGCCGCGACAAGCCAGTCGGCGAGCGCTGCTTCAGAATCAGGCGCCGCTGCAAGTGCCCTGGCGGCTGTCACTTCCGAAAACAACGCCGCGACCAGCGACGGCATTGCAACCACAAAAGCCATAGAATCTTCCGCCAGCGCCGATGCTGCCGCCCTTTCCGCAACGGCCTCCGCCGCCAGCGCCTCAGAGGCCAGCGGTGCCGCCGCTTCCTTGAACCTGCCGACCGCGACTGGACAGGCGGGACAGTACCTTAGGCAAAAACAGGATGAAACGGGCCTTGAATATGCCCAGGTCGATCTTGCCAGCAGGGTAGACAAGACCGGCGATACCATGACGGGCGATCTGAACCTGCCCAACCTGGTCGCGACAGGTAATCTTCAGTCAGGGGCTGTCGGTGATAATGCCCGTAGCACTGGGTTCAAGATTGCTGACGGCACGGATATTGGTGAGCTTAACCGGGTTAGCCAGTATTACGACGACCTTGCTGATAATTGCGCAGGCTATATTCCGACCGGCAATTGTAACTCTGATCTTCGGTGGACACCGCCCAATGGGGATTGGTGGAACTGGGGTCTTGGCTTCTCGCCCGCTAATCCCAACGGCTATGATTTTGCCGGAGGACAGACCATTGGTTACCAGGTCGTCCCGGTTGGCTTCGTCTACGGATCTTACAATCTCGCCGCCGATGAGATCGGTGGCGGCGAATACCGCCGGGATTACAACAACTGCAATTGCGGCGGCTTTAATTGTTACTCGAACTGCAATTGTAACTGTAACTGCAACTGTGCCTGCGACTGCAATTGCGGCGACGCCTGAGGAGTTCTCTCGATGATCCAACCTTTTACGCGGCACTTCCCAGGATTAGGCGTGCCGGTTCTTCTATCTGTCCTTCGCGATCAGCGTCAGGTAACTCTCAGAACATTCCGGCAAGTCGCAAATGCTAACGCCCTAAAGGACGGTACCCGCACGGCTGACCCAAAAGAAATCACCGAACGCCTTGTTCGCCATGCGGCGTCCGATGCCGATTGGGAATACCGCTCAAAGTTGATTGACGGCGCAATCCTTGATCAGCGTTTCGCAGACAGGACCTACGAGCCTCTTGGCGGTGTCTGCCTGGATCTGGATTCAGCTCTCGGCATTGCCGAATGGAGCGATTACGCAAACTGGGTATTCCCACTGGATCAGCAAGGAGCGCCGGGAACGCCTTTTAACCGTTATATAGAAACGACCAACACCAAGGCTCGCACTCCGCGCCTTCTTCAATTGAAGAAAGTTAACTGCGCCCTGCAGATTTATGTGCCTTTTGGATCCTGTGATTTTGCAAATTGCAGCTTCAGCATCGCGCTTCACCCTGACTTCGGAATGATTGGCAATCTTGATCCAGGAGCCAAAGTTACCTTTGCCGAAGTGCTCAAAGGCGCATCCCGGGCCTTCCCCAAACTCGCGATCTCGGGGCCCACAGAAGTAACAGCTGATGGAAGCGCCTTGCTGACACTATCGCTCAAAACCATAAGCGGCACCCTGATCAGAGATGCCATGCCACAGGTCTATATTGAGCAGACCGCAGGATATCTGCCCAAAAGCCGATTGGTGCCACAGGATGGAAAAGCTCAGTTCAAGGTGATGGCGCTCGGCCTTGAGGTCGGCGACAGCATTAGGGTCAAGGCCGGGTTCCGACATTACGGCGGGCTCGCCGATCATACGCTCCGGGTTGTCTGATGCTTAACGTTTTTCTGGGGTACGCCTGTAATTTCAAGTGCGGTTATTGTCTGCAATCGCCGGGGTCGCCACCGGCACGGAATAAACAAGACGACGTGGAGAAATTCGTCGATGAGGTCGTTCCTTTTCTGCAAAAGAACGGCATCGACGAGATCGCCTACTGGGGCGGCGAGCCACTTCTTTACTGGCCTCAGATCGAGATCATTCATGAGGAATTATTGCGTGCTGGTTTGACATTCCAGTTCGTCAAATTCGTCACCAACGGCTCGCTTCTTGATGATCATTATGTTGAAACACTGAACCGCTGGGGAGCCTATGTCGTCGTCAGCAGGCATAATGTGGAGAGTGAGCCAAGCTGGAACAATGTTGCAAAATTACGCCGCTCCAGCGTCTCGTTCCTGTTTACTCATAAAGAGTTATACGCATGGCCATGGTTCCATGCCTTGGACACGTTGGAGCAGCGTTGGGGACGGCCATTCTTTCCCTACGTTCACTGGGTGCGGGCGACAGCGGGGTGCGCTTCGGGGTTCTATCTGACCCACAATGACCTTGATCATCATGTTCCCCATCTCTGGGAACTGGCGGAACGGCGCTTGGCTGGAGACCGGTATGCACGGTCCATGTTCGAAGGGCATCTTCGTGACTGGCAACGGGATCTGGTTCCCGGCGGCGACGGCATTCCCATGTGCCATGGCGACCATCATATCTCGGTTGATCTTGCCGGCAACCGGTATGGCTGTCATCACTCGGCCCGGAGTGAACTCAGGACCGGTAGTATCTTCGGCTCAGAAGAAGCGACACCGGAAACAAAGCGTGCAATTGCGCATGTCGAGAAATTCGTAAAGAGCGGCGAGTGCATGACTTGCCCCATACGGTCCTGGTGCCGGGGTAACTGCCATCTCTCCGACACTCATGATGTCGACTGCCGCCTCGCCAAGGAAAAACACAAATTACTCGCCTGGATCGACGCCCAGGAAAGCGGCTCCAACGACCGAAACTCCATAAAGGTTCCCTGACCCATGACCGATAATCTCCAATACCGCCTCACCATGCGGGGGCGGAACGGCTACCTGCGCCATTTACTCTACCGGCCTCACGAGTCACGACTGAACTGGGAGGATAACGGCGAGCGCGTTTCTCTGAATGCGGTCAGTATGGGATATAAAGACCGGGACCGCACTTGGAAACCGGCGTTCCCGATGAGCCCGGAGAACCCGGCCCGTAAATCGAGGGCCGTGCGCACCCTCAAAATCCAGATGGGCCTCAAGTGCAACTTCTCATGCGCTTATTGCAACCAGGCGAGCCAAGGAGGGCAAGCCAACGGCAACGTCGCAGATGCCAAGGCGTTTCTGGAAAACCTTCCGGACTGGCTTCATGCGGATCCAGACAATCTCCGGGTTGAGTTCTGGGGCGGTGAGCCGTTTGTTTATTGGAAAGCGCTCAAAGTTCTGGGCGATGGATTGCGGGAAAGATTACCCAAGGCACAATTTAACATCATCACCAATGGCTCGCTGCTCGACAACGACAAAATCAATTGGCTGGATGAACTGGAGTTTGGCGTCAGCATCAGTCACGACGGTCCTGCCCATAAAGCCACACGCGGTCCCGACCCGCTGGAAGTCCCGGCAACGCGGCAAACCATCCGTAAGCTTTATGATCGGCTGTTTCCCAAGGGTAAGATTGGATTCGGCTGTGTGCTGACCAAGGACAATCGGTCCCTTGTGGCTGTCCGTGAATACATCGGAGAAAGGCTCGGCATTCCGGCCCATGATATCCCGTTGTCGACTGAAGAAATCCTGCTTCCCTATGATCAGGGCGGCATGGCGTTATCACCCTCGACGGATGAAGAGCACGAGCAGTTCCTAACTGACGTATTTTGGGAGGCCGTTCGTGGCGGTTCCATGCCGGTGGGTGCTGTTCGCGGAAAATGCGAGGATTTTTACAGGTCCCTGGCCCAAGGCCGCCCAACCCGAACACTCGGCCAGAAATGCGGCATGGACAAGCCCGAGCATCTGGCCGTCGATCTAAAGGGCAATGTGCTCACCTGCCAGAACACCAGTGCCACCATGAGGCATGGTATAGGCAGTGTTGAAGCCTTCGATGATATTCGCCTGACCACGTCGCGGCATTGGTCAACACGGCCCGAATGCAACCGTTGTCCCGTTGTCCAGCTTTGCAAAGGCTCCTGTATGTTCCTGGAGGGCGATCTGTGGGATCAGGCTTGTGACAATAGCTACACCTGGAACCTCTCCATGTTGGCGGTCGCGCTCTATTGGTTGACCCGACTGGTGCTGGTCGAAATTGAGGGGCCATCGCGACGTCCGGGTTTGCCGAACAAAATGTCGGTCATTGCGTTAACGGACTTGCAGGATGGTGCCGGAGGCCCTGATGCCTGATCCGGCTCTTTCTCAGGCAATCAAGGAGGCTTACGCTGCCGCTCCGTCCGACGTGGTGATCCTGCATACGCTGGAACTGCGGCATCCGGCCTTTGTTGATGACGATGGCATTGTCACTGCCATCCGGGTGGTGCGAGATCATGTAAATATGGCTGTTCGGTTGGAATCAGGTGCTCCATTGGATGGAGGAGCCATGGTGACGTTTGTGGCGCTGGCGTTTGATCTGTCATTGCCACCCATCGACACCGCTCCCGTGCCGGAGATCACGGTGACGCTGGATAACGTGTCTCGTGAAATTGTCCGGCATCTGGATGCGGCGGTGGCAACACAGGACAAAATTGAGATTACCTATCGACCTTATCTATCCACTGATCTGGAGGGGCCGCAGATGGATCCGCCGATCACCCTGGTTCTGACCGAGGTCGAGGCAAACGCGCTGCAGATTACTGGCCGGGCTCGGATGCTCGATATCGGCAACAAAGCGTTTCCGGCGGAGATCTATACGGCGAAGCGGTTTCCAGGGTTAGCGAGATAAATCATGCATTGGGCAGAAACGTATATTGGCATTCCTTGGTCGGCGACAGGGGAAGGACCGGACAACTATCACTGCTGGGCCTTTGTTCGCCATATCCAGAAAGAGCACTTTGGACGAACTTTGCCGGGCATTCCCAATCCCGAAGATGTCCTCGCTATTGCTCGCGGGTTCAGGGATCACCCAGAACGGCGGCGTTGGAAATTGGCAAAGGAGGCATTCGCAGGCGATTGCGTGCTTATGCGCCAGGCTCGCTATCCAATTCATGTGGGCATTTGGCTTGATGTTGATAATGGCGGTGTTTTGCATTGCTCCCAAGACGCTGGGGCGGCGTTTCAAACTTTAAATTCTCTGTCTTTGAACGGCTGGGCCGTCGAAGGCTTTTACAGGTTTACCGGATAATGCTGGCTTGCGTCTTCATGATAAATAACCCGTTCCAACCGGGGCGGAGCCGAGAAGCCTTGCCCGTGGCACAGTCGGTATCTGTGCGGGGATGGTTGGATGGTGAGGGCATCGATGAATTCGACCGCCCGACAATTTGCCTGCACAATGGACGGGCCTTATTGCGGGCTGACTGGAATTCCACCCTCATCAACGAGGGGGATGTGGTCACCTTTGTAGCATTGCCCCATGGCGGTGGTGGTGGGGGCGGCAAAAACCCTCTTAAAACGGTTCTCTCCATTGCTTTGATGGTGGCAGCACCCGCCTTGGGTGGTCCGCTTGCGGGGTCCATGGGACTGACCGGTAGCCTGTTTGCCGGAACGGCCTTTGAAATTGGCTGGGGTACGGTTCTGGGCGGTGTTGTGTCTCTGGCCGGATCGGCCTTAATCAATGCCGTTATTCCGTCGCCACGCACATCTGTTCCAAGTACGAACTTCAGCTCTGTTGGATCACCTCCAGCACCGAGCCCTACTTATTCGTTATCGGCACAAGGCAATGAAGCCCGGTTGGGTCAACCCATCCCGGTTCTCTATGGTCGGCACCTGATTTATCCGGATTTGGCCTCCCATCCCTATCAGGAGTTTCTGGGCAATGAGCAGTACATGTTCCAACTGCATGTCATTGGCCAGGGGGAATATGATCTGGAACAGGTGCGCATTGAAGACACACCCATTTCCTCATTTGAAGAAGTGCAAACTGAGGTCGTTGGCCCAGGCGGCAGCGTCACCTTGTTTGAGACCGACGTGGTCACCGCGCCCGAAGTGGCAGGACAGGAATTGCTCAGCTCCGCTGATGGTGGTGGCTGGATTGGTCCGTTTACGGCCAACCCGGCGGCGACACAGGCAGGAAGCCTTGATATTGATGTGATCTTCCCGCGAGGTCTCTATTACGCCAATGATGCGGGTGGGCTTGATACACGTAGTCTTCAATGGAAAGTCCAGGCCAGAAGCATTGATGACGATGGCATTGCGGTTGGTAGTTGGGTGACCTTGGGCAGCGAGAGTTATTCTGCGGCCACCAATACGGCGCAACGCCAAAGTTTTAAGTACACTGTTACGCCGGGTCGATATGAAGTGCGCTTGCAACGGTTAGATACTAAAGACTCCTCGTCTCGCGCCGGTCATGAAATCCGCTGGGGTGCGCTTAGGTCCTATTTGGACGGCGCGCCTGATTTTGGCGACGTGACTTTGTTGGCAGTTAAGATGCGGGCCACCGATAATCTGTCGCAACGCTCATCCCGCATGATCAACTGTATTGTCACCCGCAGGCTTCCTGTCTGGAACTCTGTAACCGGGTGGAGCGCGCCGGTGCCCACACGTTCCATTGCCTGGGCCTTTGCCGATGCTTGCCGATCCCAATATGGTGCCAAGCTGGCAGATGCCAGAATTGACCTGAATGCCTTGGTCGCACTTGATCAAACTTGGGCTGATCGTGGTGACGAGTTTAGCGGCATCTTCGATAGCTCCATGACCGTGTGGGAGGCGCTTAATCGTATCGCCCGCTGTGGTCGCGCCGTGCCAGTGCTTCAAGGGGGTGTCGTTCGCATCTTCCGAGACGCGGTTCAAACATTGCCCATAGCCATGTTCGGCCCCCGCAACATCGTTAAAGGATCGTTCAAAATCCAGTACATCATGCCGGGCGAGGAAACGGCAGACTCTGTGACGGTCACCTTCTTTAATGCCCGCACATGGAAGCCAGATGAAGTCACGGCGGCATTGTCTGACAGCGCCATTGAGAAACCAGCCAAGGTTTCGTTGTTCGGCTGCACCGGAGAGGCTCAGGCCCAACGGGAAGGTCTCTACATGGCCGGACAACCGGTATCGACGCAAGTTGGTCTCCTGGTCAACGGAACTCGAAGGGATGATCCCCACCTATGGCGACCTGGTTGTGATCACCCATGATATGCCGCACTGGGGACAGGGTGGAGAAGTGGTGGACTGGGATGACCAGGCACAAATAATGACGCTTTCAGAGCCGGTTGTCTTGGAGCCAAACACCAGTCATTACATTGCCCTACGTCGCCGTGACGGGTCTCTTTCCGGACCGTTTGCCGTGGAAGCTGTGGTTGGGAATGACGCCCAGGTCCATCTGCTGGAGGCGATTGAGATCACCCCCTATACCGACACATCGGAAGAGCGCACACATTTTGCCTTCGGCATGGGCGATGCCTGGGGCACCAAGGCCCGGGTCATTGCCGTCAAACCCCGTGGTGAGCATGTGGAAATTACCGCCGTTGCTGAGGACGTTCGCGTTCATGAAGCTGATCTCGCCGCCTGATTAATTTCTCAATTTAAAGGAATAAAATAATGAACCGACCGTCCATGGAGGACGGGCATGTCCGCATGCCCGAAGAGGAGTTTGAAGAACTCTTGGAACTGGCCGCCGAGCGAGGGGCCAAACGAGCCCTTGCCAACGTTGGCCTGGTTGATGAGCACGCCGCCAATGACATTCGCGATTTGCGCTCCCTGTTGGGGGCGCTGCGTGTTGCCAAGCACACTGCCTGGTCGACCGTCATCAGGTTGATCACCACTGGGTTGATTCTGGCCCTCATGGCTGGCGTTGCCATTAAGCTCAAACTGTTTGGAGGGATGCCGTGATGCCAAATTTTTCTGAGAAATCCCTGAACCGGCTTGCCACCTGCGATGGCCGCTTGAAACGTGTGTTTCAACAGGTCGTTCAAGATTTTGACTGTTCAATCATCGAAGGGCATCGCGACAAGGATCGCCAAAACCAGATGGTCGCCGAAGGTAAAAGTCGGGTTCTCTGGCCGGATGGCAAGCACAATACCGTGCCGTCTCTCGCGGTCGATGTGACGCCTTATCCCATCAAATGGGATGACCGGGAACGCCAGACATTGTTCGCGGGGTATGTCCTCGCCACTGCCAGGGCCACGGGCGTGACACTGCGCTGGGGCGGTGACTGGGACCGGGACACCGAGGTCAGAGACAACAGTTTCGACGACCTCGTCCATTTTGAAATCGTGGAGGACTGAGACATGTTGGATAAACTGATCGGCGGAGGTCTCGTCACTGCGGCAGAAGGCGTTGCGAACATTATCGACCGTTTCGTTGAGACCGATGAAGAAAAACAGGCTGCCGACTTGATCAAGGCCAAGCTGATGATGAAACCGAGCCTAGCCCAGATTGAACTCAATAAGGTTGAGGCCGGGCACCGCTCTATCTTCGTTGCTGGCTGGCGTCCCTTTATCGGTTGGGTTTGCGGGTTCGCGCTACTCTGGCACTTCATCCTGTTCGACCTGCTGACCTGGGTGACAGTGAACTTCTTCACTCATGTGACGGCTCTCCCGGAGCTCACTGGGACGGAAACCCTGGTCACCGTGTTGTTGTCTCTGCTTGGCCTTGGAGCCATGCGTACGGCAGAGAAGTTTGGAGGAAGAGCGAGATGA